CTCCACCTCCACCACCTGCGCCTGCACCACCTCCCGCTGCACCCGCACCGATCTTTCGGTCAATAGACCGCAGTGCGGCAAGCTGGTCGGTTTGGAGCTTGGTGCTTTTCTTTTGAAACGTTGCCAGTGGATTGTTTTTCTTAAATTGCGCTTTGGCAATCTGCTCGTACATCTTTTGGGAGCCAAAACGAACCAGTTCTGTGGTTGATTTCTTTGCAGCGTTGTCGGCTGCCTTCTCCCAGGCATCGAGTCGCTGCTTTTCTGCTTTTGCCTGGGCGTCTGCTTGAGCCTTAACAACCTTGTCAATGTCGCTCTGGATCTGTGCCTCGACTTTAGCTGTTAACTTTGCAGCAATCTCTTGCGCTTCTTCGCCTTCACCAAACATGCCCCGGCTTAAAAGGTCGTCAATTTCTGCAAGCTGCTCCCTGTAAACGTCGGCTTGCGTTTTAAGGGAATCCGTTAGCTGTTCGGCTCTGCTTTTTAATTTATTTGTCAGCTCCAGCTCTTTTTTCTTTGCTTCTTCTGCTAGCTTTTGGGCTTTTGCTTGTTTATCGGCAGCAATTACTTCGGCTTTAGCCCGATCCAAAGATTCTTTTGCAGATTTTTTTTGTTGCTCCGCGAACTTCTTGGCGGCCGCCTCTTGCTCTTTGTAGGTTTTGCCTATGCCTACCGTTTCGGCTAAAAAGTTCTCAATGGCAGCAAGTGCCGAATCTACGCCCACAACGGCCCTTTTGAAAAAGTCTAAAAACACCTTGCCCACGGTTGCCATAAAATCATCAAGCCGCGCTTGTAACCGTTTGACTGCTGCCGCATAACTGTCTTGACTTCTTAGCGCATCGCCTTGGGCGTCTGTGGTCTGGTCTAGGATCAATTGAAGCCTCGCCAGCGTCTTGGCTTGCTCGCTGGCGTTTTTGGGGTCAAGCCCCATGTTGAAAAGTTCCTGCTTGACCGCAGCATCTTTGACGTTGACCCCGTACTTTTTGACCGTTTCGCTGCTACCCGTAAGGGCAGAAGTCAAGTCATTGAAAACGTCTGCGTCTGCTTTGTTGTTAAAAGAAGCAAGGTCAACCGTGAGAGTTGTCACCACCTCGCTCATGCCCTTTGCGGCTTCGGTAGTGAACCCAATTGGTTTAAATAAATCTGCGGCCTCTGCCATAAAGCCAGCAATCTCAACCCTTGATCTGCCGATGCCTGCCGCAAACGAATCGGCAAACTCTAGAGCCTCATCGCGTGATGCACCAAAGACCACGTTGAACTTGTTCATAGTTTCTTCCATGTCAGAAGCGGCCGTAATTGCAGCACCAAAAGCGTCGGCAACTTTCTTGACCGCAATAACCACTCCAGTGATTAGCAAGAGCGGTTTCATTGCTGCTGATGCTGCCGCCCCCATCGAGTTCAGGCCTTTGTTTACCCCTGGAATGCCGCCCGCAACCTTGCTGATTGACTTGCGGGCGCGGCCCATGCCCTTCTCTAGGCCCGCCGTGTTGGACGTTAAAGCAACCGCCAGTGTTCCAATGCTAACCCCCACCGAATAACCCCTCCATCACAGCAACCATTTCTTGCGGTGTTTGTGCTTGTTTCTTTTTTGTTGTTGGTAAAAAATCTTGTGGCGTTGTCTTGTTCCCGGCAACGTTTGCCGCAACGCTGCAAATTAGCGCAGTCTGTTCCCAACTTTCTTGCGCTAGCATGTTTTTGCTGGCAAACGCAATCCAGTGCGTAAACTCAATGCTGCTTATTTCTTTCTGTGCTTGCGCGACCGACATGCCTAAATGGGAAGCAATCCTAAACCACCATTCAAGTTCCGGTCGCAGTTCTAGTTTTTTTCCGCATCCTCAACACTCTCGCTAGTCATCCCGCAAATTTCTTGGCACTTGGCATGTAGCCGGTCAATCACTTCTGAGCTTTTCTGAGACAAGGCCGCAAGATCGTCAGAATCAAATAAAGCGTTGCCTGCATCATCTACGGCACAGCTAATTATCAACCTTTCTCTGATCCCACGATAATCTGGAACCTCTTGCTGTGTTTGTTGTGCCGCCCAGTGCTCATAGTCGTTGCGGGCTTTTCCCGTCATTCCTCTAAGCAATATCGTCCCGCCCCATTCAGGTACATCAACCTCTATTGTTTTGGCGTCGATCGCTTTGAGGATCTGATCTTTATTCAGTGCCATCGCTTCCCCTTTTTCTAGCTGAGGGTCCAGGTGCCCGTTGCTTTGATCGTTAGCGAAAAGCTGACCAAATCATCAAGCGGGGTGTCTGTTTGCCAGCTTGTAATAAATCCGCTGCCCGCCCAGGTCTTTGCGCCAGCGGTGGTCCCGATGCTGATGCTGTACGCCCCGGTTGAGCTTCCGGTGATTTGTGGCGCGGTGCCGTTCCAGTGTCCCTCAACACTCAGCTCGCCATAATCAACAAGGTCGCCGGGTATAAAAGTGCGGCCGCCTGTGGTTGCCAGGTTGCTTGTGTCAATTGAGTCTCTAGTGCCACCGATGCCGCTGAGTCCTGTGACCGTCCCAACTGCGCCACCTGCTAAAGTAATACTTGAGCCATTGCCTGTTGCTGCCATATCTCACCTCACGTTGAATAGTAAAAAACGTCGCAGTCTAGCGAGCGCGTGTAAATGTAGTCATCGCTTCCATCTGTCGGCTTAATTGCTCCCAGGTCTGTCTCGCTCCCCACGTGTGCGTTTTGTACGCTTAAGCTCCCCCAGGTTGTGCTTTGCGTGTTTAGTATATTGCGCACCACGTTGGCAATGTTGACTGCGTCCAGATAGCTGTTTTCGGTGTAACAGTCCACGCTTACAGATGCGCGTGCCAGGCTTTCGGTGGTGTTCAATCCGTGAAATTTTTCGTTGCCATCGATTGCGAAAGAAACGTGCGGAAAGGTCACATTCTGCGGCACCGTGTTGGGGTAAATCCGGGTTCCCACTAACGCAGTTAGAGACGTTGAGCCACTCGAGGCTGAATAAATTGCGGCCTCTATTCCCATTTATAGCTTCCCCTTAGATGCGCCAGTGGCAAACCCAAACGCTTCAAGCTCGCTGCTGCTCAATAACTTATTTGCTTTGTGCTTTTTGGCAATTCTTTGGCCCTCTTTCAACATTGCGGGGCGAACTTGACCGGCAAGCAGCGTGGGGAACTTAGAGCGGGCAAACGTTTGCGTTCTGCGTCGATATCTATTGGCTGCCATGTTCCAGCCATACTCATAGGGGGTTCCCACAGTGATCCACGGCACTGCCCCCTTCCAGGGAATCTGTCCTGCGCGGTATTTTTCGCCAGTTCGGTGACCAACAACCACATAAGTCAGACCGGCAGATTTTCCTTTCCTGTAGGTTTTCACTTTTGACGCAATGGCCTTTTTTAAGGCTTTTGTCTTTGCACTCCCATCGGCATCTGGGATTTGGCTTTTCATAAAGTTGACAATGGGCTTTGCTGCTTTTTTTGTGGCGTCTCGCATAATGCGGCCGCGAATCTTTTGCGGCAATTCTTCCAGCACCCGCTTTACCTTGCGCTCATTTATCAAAACGCTTTTAAACTTTAAAGGGCTAGGCATTTTCGCTGACCGTTAAAATTAAAGAATGATTCTCAAAATTCACGTTTTCAACGTCATCAATTCCGAAGGTGTGCGTGCTCCCGGCTGTCAGTGTTGCCTTGACTCGCATTTTGCTATCAATTCCCGCCTGGTAGTGCATGGTAATCTTGTGGGTGCTGTTCGCGGTTTTTTGGTCGCCGCTTATTATTTCGTCGCCTTTTAGCTTTTCAATCTTTGCCCATGCTGTTGTATATTCTGCCCAACTTTGCACATGCTCGCCCACAGCGTTGCGAGTGCTGCCGCTGTCTTGCTCAATGCGTATGCGATGCCGCATCCTGCCGCTAGGAATAACTGCCATACCCGATAGATCCTAACAATGAGCGCACGCCATGCTCAACCTCTTTGCTTATGGTTCCAGTTAACACAGCCTCGCGGTTGTTGTAGTAGTGACCAACCACCATTTTGATCGCTTGCTTTGCTTGTTCTGGCACACTGCTATACCCACTAACAAACCTTATGTGGATCGCGTCAGCCCGATCTGCGACTGTGGGCCAGGCTCCATTGTTTGGGTGCAGCTCAACAAGTCCAGGCAGTGAAGTGGGCGCGTTCACGATGTAAGCCGTACTTGAAAGCGTTGTCAATCCGGTGCTTGATGCGGTGGCATAGTATTTGATCGTGGTGATGCTTTGCAAAGGCGGCCTTGGGATCTGGAAAGAATCATCTGGAAAGGTGTGCAGTTTCCAGTCCCACGTCGCTTGACTGAAAGACCTGGCACCAGGCACTTGATCCTCACAATATTCGGTCGCCGCTCGCAGATAGTCTCTTACAAGCTGGTCGTCGTCGTCAGTCGTCACCCTCAGGTGCCTCTTTGCTTCCGCTAGAGTCACTGGGGTTGTCGCTGCGCTGGTCACTTTTTCTAACACGCTTCGTTGCTCCCGGTTTGGGTTGCATTGCTGTCTCAATCACTGGTTCAATGCTGCCGCTTTCGACTAGCTTGGCGGCAATTTGGTCTGCAATTTCATAATGGCAGCCCACCTTCAAATTCCAGTGGTCGCCTTCCAACGGTTCCAAAATCTTGTACTTGCTCACTTCCATTGCTCCCAATATTTACAGTCCTCCTCTGCGCCTGTTAGCGCAAGGATCTGCTCGTGACTTTGTTTGAGTGCGTGCTGTAGCCCTTCAATTTGCTGGCTGAGGGCTTGCTCTCGCTTAACAAAAGCAGCGTCAACCCCTTCGGTCAGTTGTCCGTTAAGCAGGCCGCGAGTTGTTGCGAGTTCGTTGAGTGCCGCAGATGCTGCTGCGTGGCTCTGCCCTTGCAGTTCCATTTCATGCTTTGCGTGAAAAAGTCGCTGGCTGAGTTCGTTTCTCCTGGCGACGATCTTGGCATCAAAACCATCGGACTCATCAAAAGCGTAAAGATGGCGACATTTGAGCAAATCGCTTACCTTGGGCACAAAGACCTTGATGCCGCGACCTGCGGCAACCCCTAGAAAGTACTCGCATGATGGCCGCTGTGAGCCGTATTCGTCGCTGGCTGCCATGTCTACACCGTAAAGGTGAATCTCTGACGCCCCTTCTTGAATTGCGTACGCAATCATATAGGCGATGGAGTTGGTGAAATAATCACCGAACTCTGCCACAATTGAATCCACTGGGTAAATGACACAATTCTCAAGCGGTTCTTGCGTAATGACTTCGCACTCTAGACTTTTTAGCCAACGCTTATAGCCATCAACTTCTGCCTCTCGTAACTTCTCAACCAGGGCAGGCTCATTGAACTTGTGAAGTTCAAAGAATCGAGTCATGCGGGGCAGGTCGCAGAATGTTTTTGTTTCGATATTGAAATACGGACTACAGCCCCAAATCTCAAAATCGGGGTCATCAAAGGGGGCCAGCATTCGAGAGCTTGGCGCGGTTCCTATAATCGCAACTTTCATTGTTTTTTATTCCCCTGGTTGTGTTCCCGAAAAGCCCGGCCGCCGATTTCTCGACGACCGGACCCAGGGAAACGATGCGCTTAGTTAGTCGTCTAGGTAGTCTTCAAAGCCTTGATGGGCTGAGAAGCTGCCGCAACGGTGCTGCTGACAGTCAGACCGGAGTCATGACGCGAAAACGCCACAAAGCCAACCTGGTCAGACAACGCCAGACGCTCATCAAGACGACGGATGCGAAGATCCGATACGTCACGAATGATGTGCCGGGAGAAGTCGCCAGCGGCAACGATGGAAGAAGCACCGACCGTGGAGCTTGCTGCCATCGACTGATTGATGTTGATGGGCACGCCAAGGATGCGGTCAGGAGCACCCTCTGCGACAACCACATTGAAAATGGGTTGCTTGTTGCTATCGACCAATTTCCTCAGCTCGCCGTAAACGCCATCCGAGCACTGAACTGCGAAGCTGTCGCTGGCTCTGTACAACGGATCAATCGCCGAAACCAGGTTTACGAGCGAAGCGTAAGAAATCAGCCCATCGGTGGACTTCGTAACCGTGCTGGCGTTTTTCAACGCACCCGTCGGCTGACTCGATCCAGTTCCGGTGGTGAAGTGGGCATTCGTTCCGCGAGCAAGTCGCTCGCCAAACGCTTGACCAACAAACGCCGCCATATCGACAGCGGTGTCTTGGAGCAACTCATACGACGCAACCACATAGCTGCTGTATTTGTAGGCTCCAAGAGTCAACAGGCCGAAGTCGAGCGACTGAATGGTGACAGTGCTGCCTTCGGTCAGAATTGCCGCACTCGTTCCAGTGTCGTCAGACAGCGGAATAGGAAGGTCGGCACCGTTGTCGGTGCGAATGACGCGAGAAACGTTCCGCTGTCCACCAAAGGCGAGCAGGGCACGCTCG